ATTTATAGGACCATAAATTGCTGCTGCAGTTGTTGAATTTGTTGTCCATGCATTTACAGCAGTTACTAGAGAAGTTCTTGTTTCAAAAATATATCTATTAACTTCCAGTGTAAATGTTTGGTCAACATTAACGATTCCATCTGTAACTCTTATTATAATATTATGAACACCAGTATTATTACTTGGAACACCTGAGAGTGTAGTACCATTCCAAGTTAAAAAATTTGGTTTTGTTACAATACTAAATGAAAGTGAATAATTTAAATCAACATCAATAGCAGTTGGTGTATAACTATATGTTGTATTATCAATAACTGAATTTGAAGGAGTACTTGTAAAAACTGGAGGGTCATTAACATTATTGACAGTAATCGTAAACGATTGGTCAACATGAACAGCACCATCACTTGCCCTGATTGTAACAGTTGTGTTTCCTACGTTATCATTTGTAGGTGTTCCAGAAAGTGTTGTTCCATCCCAGTTTAGCCATGTTGGTCCTTTTTCGCTTTTAGAATGAAGATTAATACTAACATTATCACCTACATCAATATCATTTGCAGTTGGTGTGTAAGTATATAGAGAATCTTCGTCAGTATATATTGTTGCATTTGGTATAGTTGTAAAAACTGGAGCATCATTTACATTATTGACAGTAATTGTAAATGATTGGTCAACATTAATAGCGCCATCACTAGCCCTGATTGTGACAGTTGTATTTCCTATATTATCATTTGTGGGTGTTCCAGAAAGTGTTTTTCCATCCCAGTTTAGCCATGCTGGTCCTTTTGCGTTTGAGGAATGAAGACTAAATGTTAAAGAATCACCTTCTTCATCACTGGCAGTAGGTGTATAAGTATATAATGTATCTTCATCAACAATTGCAGGTGGATTGCTTGTAAAAATAGGGGCATCATTCACTGCATTAACAGTAATTATAAATGATTGATCGACATGAATAGTACCATCATTAACTCTAATTGTAACATTATGGTTACCAATATCATTATTTCTAGGTATTCCATTGAGTTTTGTTCCATTCCAGTTTAACCAAGAAGGTTTTGTTGGAACACTAAAGTTCAAAGTATCATTCAGATTAACATCACTTGCATTGGGTGTATAATTATATTCAGAATCTTCATCAATAATTGCGGAAGGAGTACTTGTAAATGTGGGTGGACTGTTTGTAGAAATGACTTGTATTGTAAAATGAATATTGCCAGATCTTTGTGGTAAACCATTATCAGTTACTCTTAAATGTATTGAATAAGTACCAATTTGTGAATAATTTGGAGAGCCTTTAAGAGTAGTTCCATCCCAAGTAAGCCAAGAATTTGTTAAATCAGTTACACTGATAATTGTAAGACTATCTCCAACGTCAATATCATTTACTGTTGGTGTATAAGAATATGTTGATTGATTAGCAATATCAATAATTGCTGGCGGACTATTTGTAAAGGTTGGAGTATCATTAATATTATTTACAGTAATTGCAAATGATTGATTTCTTTCCTTGTTTCCTTCTATTGATTTTAATATAACACTGTGACTACCTACATGACTATTATCAGGAGTTCCAGAAAGTGTTTTGCCGTCCCAATTAAGCCATGAAGGTTTAAAAATAACTATTATTGGTGTATGTTGTTGAACACTACCTTTTGCGATTGGTGTATAGGTATATGTTGCGTCTTGGTTGATAAATACTGGTGGATTTGAAACAAAACGAACATCCCATTTTCTTTTCCATAAACTTCTGGATGGGACATTAAACTTTGAGACATTCAAAATATTTCTATGATTTGTGATAGAACTTGTAATATTGGTATTAAAGTTTGGAGAGGCTTTGAATGTGTTCTTAACACTTGTTAATGATTTATGTAGTTCAAACAGTCGTGTATTTCTATTAGAAGAGGAGTGAGAATGAAAAGTAGTTTTAATATAATTAACAGAAGAGGCTAATCCTGTTGCTTTATTTCTTAAAGTTACAATATTTGTACCATTATCAACAACTTCTGTAGCAGCGGTTTGAATCATATCAGATATAATTGTTGTATTGGTGAAATCTATATTTGGAGATGTTAATTTTTGTGAAATAGCTTTTCTAATTTTTTTTTGTATATTAGAGCGAGACATACTGGAATTTTCAGAAAGAACTGTTCTCATACCATCTGTTAGTGCTTCAATTTCAAGAATTTTTGAAGAATTTATGGTAGCATTAGTATCATCTACTTCAGTATCATATGGATTAATATTAATATCTGATATACCAAAAGCTGATTCATAAGACGATTTAATGTTTTTATACGATGTTAAATTAAAATTTCCAGTTTCTTTAAATCCTTCTGCCAACACAGAAGATAATGGAGTAGCTTGCGATATCAATCCGGTTTCTGAAGTTCCAATAGCTGTAAAATTTTCACCAATTTCAGATTGTTCATCTGTAAGTGTATCAAACCCACTGGAGTCAATACAACTAACTGATATTTCAAATACTTCAGCGTTGATAGCATGTTGTGGTATAAAAAAAGAACCATTTGAGTCTGTTTTAATTATACCATTATATAGGGGTTCACCATTATTTATATCAAGAAATTCAACATTCCAATTTTGTTTAGGACCACTACTTGCATTACCTTCTCCAAAACCTGTAACTTGTACATTCCAACCCATGACAAAATATAATTCATTACCATCATTGTTATAAAATTCTGGTGGTGTAAGTTGATTACCTATATTCGAAATGGTTGTTCCAGACATTATTGGAGTCGTTCCTGCTATTAGTTTTAGACGTAAACCATAAAATGAGTACATTTTATCATCATCAACAAATATGATGCTATCATTTGATGGTCCAATTCTTGTATCCCAATAAGCATATTCATCATCATTTGTACCGTCTGATGTAAGTGTTCTGTTAAAGTCATTTTGTGATGCATTGAGAACATCATTGACTAAAGTTATTGTTGGGTCGTTATCAAAAAAAATGGAATTCAACCGGTCATTGTCTTGAACAAAATCAATATTGCTAATCTGTGAATCATCAAGATTAAATATATTTTTAACACAAATGGCAAAAACAATACCTTTAATAAGACTTTGTGGCGATGTTTCAGTCAAAAAACTTGTATGAAGCATAGAATTCTGGTGATTTGAATTAAGCTGTATATAATTCGGTATATTTAGGTCATTACTTAACATAAGGCTTGCATTATTACCCCATGTAATATTATCTATAGTTGATTTAGTTACAGTTGATGTTGTTCTATCTATCTCAATTTCTAAAAAATTCATAGTTCCAGCATTTTCAATTAGAAAATCTGCTTGTACATATTCAGGTGTTGAAAAATCATCTAGAACAATTGTATTTGGATTAAGATACGCCATTATTAAGGGTTTAATTTTTGTGAATGAAAAATCAACGTAAACTAAATATCATCGAAATCAATTTCACAAGATGCGTTGCTAGCATTATCATCATTTATACAATCTTCATCGTCAATCTTAATATTCCCTGTAATTTCATTATAACTGATTAGTGTTTTAGTTTCTTCCGAAGTATATTTGTGTATAATGTCTGCTTTATCATCTTGATAGTCTCTTAAAGATACTAAAACGATATCACCGATACATATCCAAACACGTTTATGCATTTTACCCCTAATATGTCCCAATCGTGTTCTTCCATCATAACATTTACATTCACATCTTCCATTTCCAAGCATTTTAGTTATGAGAGCATATTCTTGGCCTTCTGTTTTGTATATAATCTGTCTTTTGTCTACAATTTCATAATTTTTGGCTTTCTTAAAGTTTTTACCACCTTTACCTTTATTACGAACCATTATAATGATTAATTGTTTAAAGTTTAACCAATAATATTTAAAAATTTTAAATACCTCTTGGTGGAGGTACACCAGATGGTTGTGGATAATATGGTACATTTCCTCTATAATTATACATAGGAGGAGCGTTCATATTTTGCATGGTAGGGTATGTGTTGTATCTTGGTGGTTCAGGTAGAGGTGTTCTAATAGGCATTTGTGGCTGTGGCATATGAGGTGGTGGCATTTGTGGTGGTGTTCTTGTAGATTGTGAAATAGCTGATAATTGAGATGTAACAATCCATTTTCCAAACTTAAAAAACATATCAATGACGAATATTGCAGCAATCCCCAAAGAAATGAAAATAATAACATCTGTCCATGTAGTTTGTTGAGATTCTCTATTGGGTTGACTACATTTTTGTGAGAATTTTTCAAGTTTATTAATCAATTGGTCAATTTTCTTATCAAAATTTGATTCTAAAGTGGAGATGTATTTAGGACTACCATATGTCTGTATATCACCAGAACTATCTTCAACTTCATTCGTTTTCCATTGTTCTTCTGGAATAGCTCCACCTAATAAGGAACCACGTAATGGTGCTACTTCAACCATACCCTCATCATCTTGTACATCATTGTGTTTGTTTAACACCTCATTTTTAACCTTTTCGTGAATAATTTCATTGTTATTTATTACATGGTCATTTTTTTGATTAGAATTAAAAGGTGCTCCCCATGCTTCTTCATAAGAGCAGAAAGACATTATAATATGGTATATTTAAAAAATGAAAAATAACTTTTTCATTTTCATACATTTGATATTTTTTTGTTGTCTTTGTATAAAATGGTAGAAATAAGTAAAGAAGCCTGCGAACTTACGATTGTTTTAACATTTGTATTATTAGTATTTTGTTGTATAGGAATAGATTATATCCCTAAGGATTTAACATCTGAAAGATTAAACCATCCATTCGTTCGTTTCACAGTTTTAGCGGCAATGGCTTTAGCTTTCTCTTGTGATCATTATTTGGCAATATTGATTGGTTTTACATATCTATTAACCAAACACCAATTATTAATTAATAATGACATGAAATCATGTGGATGTAATAATAGTCCTGTAGTAAAAAAGGATGTCAAGAAATTGGTAAGTTTGAAGAAACCTGTAAAAGTACAAAAACCACCATTAAAAGATTCTGTTTTTGTAAAAGACAGTATTTTCAATAAAAAAGCAAATACCGAATTCACAAATGAGTTTCAATTCAAAGATGCTCAATCAAATACTGTTAATGATGATTCCATGAAAACAGAAATTCGCACATGGGATAAGGGTTATGGAACCCAAGGTGGATTAATGTAAATTGAAATTATATAATTTAGTTTGGATTACATACATTAGTAGTCAATGGCTCTGGAAAAGGACCTCTAACATTTTTACATCCTCTTGAAGGATATCCTCCACGAGGCCATGAATCATGATTGTCTTCGGGAATGATATGTTCTGGATTTTGAACTTCATTTGCAAGACATCCAACTAAAGGAATGAAGCGATTGCGTGTTGATTCTGACATACTACTTTTTGGAGCGTAAGAGTATTCGAAGTCAAGACGAGGCTGTTTTCCAATTGCTCTACATCCACCACCCATGAATGGTACTGTTAAAAATCCACTTTGTGGAAGTGAGGTTTTGGACCCATGGTGTGTAAGAAGTGAATTGTATTTTAAAAACGAATCCTTGTCTACATGTTGACCATTTGGACCGACACAACCGAAACCATCACGGTAATTAACAATTGGTGTTTGTAAAGCAAGTTGAGTTGTGGCACGATGTTGTTGCATAAATGAATGATCGAAAGGGTTAACCATTTATCTTAATATATATATTATTTCTATATCTTCCTTTTGAGTGTTTGATAGTGAATACCATCGGCATAAATATATATATTTTGCTGTTTATTAATACATGTGTCAAAGTTATCTTTATAATTGATAGGAATATATGTCCAAAAATTGCCTCTTGAATCCCAAATATGAATACACACTTTAAATATTGAGGCTAATAATTCAAATTCTTCTTGTTCTAACCAAAAGTCTTGTTCTATATTTTTTTGGTTAATTCCTCCTTTTATCCGTTTTATAACTTCTAAATTCTTCGAATCTTTTGAATTAGATAATTTCTTATACAGCAACATTCTTAATTTATCAGGTGTATCTCTCTCAAGTTTGTAATATTTCAAGCTATATTTATTTAAATTCATACTTTGGATGAAACTATGATAACCACAATTACCATCCGCAGGTACATTTATTAACTCATAATTTTGTAAGTTAAACACAGGAAGTTCAATACTTGATTTTAGTATAGTTTTCTTATTGTTTTTAACAGGGAGTTTTTTTTCCAAAGTATATATATTCGGATTCTCTGATAATGTTTCAATAGTTTTAACTCTAACCGAATTATCAAACCAAAAATCGCCAATATGTTGTTTTGTGTCTATATTACTTATAAAATCGTGTAATATTTTAGGATTGTTAGAAAGCAATTCAGAATCTTCTGGCTTATTCAGAAACTCTCTATATTTTCTTATAGTTTCATAAGAGGGTTTTTGCTGAAAATCATAATCTATTACTTCAATTACTTTTTCTGATTGTATTTGAGTAGGATTTTTAGACTTAGTCTTCTTTTTATTGATAATATAACACTTTTTGGTATCTTTTCTATATTCACAATCATCTGAATTTTTTGTTTTGTTTTTTGTAACTTTACACATTCTTCTATTTGTTTCTTTAAGCTCACAATATATATCTGAACCACCTATTTTACGAACCATTAACAAATATATAATAATAAAAAAAGCAACTAACAATTTAGAATTAATAAAGCTCTGTAATTTTTTGTAGTATATATTATGAAAGAAGTATGTGTTATCGTATTGCTTCTAACAATCACATGTGTTGTATTTACATTATATAATGTAGGAAAAGAGTCATTTACCAACTCAAGTGCCGAGTCATCATATGACCCTGATAAATTTTTAGTGTTTAACGATGGTGAAAATGCGGCAGATGTTGTTGAAGGACATGGAACATTATCAATGAGTACTCTTGCAATAAACGATGCTGATGGCTTATGGATGAATGGGTTTGATAAGGGAAAATTCGATGGAATAGAGCTTAGAGATTTACCAGCTAATATGGCAGATTATCAAACTATATCGTTGGTATATAATATAACAGAGGCAGGTCTAATGCGAGAAGACTGGAAAAGTCTAGCACTTGGTGGTTTTATGATGGGTAAATCACCGCTACCTGAAAATGTACCAGGTAAAGAATTACTGTCTGGACATAGTAATGAACCTTGGGACATGGAATACGCGAAGACGGGCGAACCGATCAGCGGGAACGGAGAGGTCAATATACCTGAATATAATTTTCGAAAAAACCTGGACCTTGAGAGTAACGGTTACCTTAATCCATGGTGGGTGACGACGAGGAAGGGCGTACGACGGTATTTTGGAGTGGCTAGTGGACCAACAAGTATGATAATAGGTAATCATTTGGTTGTTATGAAGATAAGTGTAATTGATTATAGAAGTACTACGAATCACAAATTAAGAGTAGAATTATGGTATGATGATTTTTCAAAACTTAATTCGGGTACATCATCAAATATGTTTGAAGTATCATTCTCAAAGACACATGATTCTCTAAATTTAAAAGTTCAAAATGATGGAAATATCATACGTTTAAGCTCAAAAGTTAAGAAATATCAAAATGGTGCATTCATTGAAAATGTAGAAGAGGGAGAGTTCGATATGGGTCCTCCAGTATTCACAGATTTATCTAACAATGATGCACTAAATATATATCGTGTGATTTTAAGACCAGGATATGAATGGCTATATGCAAGTGCTGGTTCTAACGGTTTAGGTATGATGAAAAGACATTCTAAATTGCCAAAATTTGGAAGAGTAGGACCGAATGTAGTAACTTATAGTATTGATGAAGCTGAAAGTGTAGAGAGTTTTTATCTTAATGGTGGTTTAATACTTTCACGAAATATATTGGAAGGTGAAACTCCTGCTTTTAATAGAGGGTTACAAGGTCTTGTTCTAAGTACAAAAGCTGGCGCAGATGGTGTTACAACTACTGATGGTCCAGAATACAACATAAGTACTGGAAAAGAAGTATATTTAACTGGAATAAAATTATATACAAAAGCATTAAATGAAGCTGAAGTATTTTCTACATATTATGAATATTTAACTGATGCAGAAAAGGTAGAATTTTGTGACGATAAGTTTGAAGGAGAAATTAATGGATTGAAGGAAGATAAGGA